TAAAATCTAAACCAAAGCCTCCTATCGAGGAGGAAAAGGAGGTAAAACCATGAGTGTTAAAAAAGTGCTTAAACTTTGCGCTGATAAAATTGGCTATACAGAAGGTCCAAACAACGACACAGAGTTTGGAAAATGGTTTAATTTGAACAACCAACCTTGGTGTGCAATGGCTGCTTCAAAAATGTATGCAGATGCAGGAATTTTACCCTCTGTTGCTAATACTAAAAAAGGCTATGCCTCTTGCGATGCGTGGCTTAAATACTTAACTAAAAACAATCAACTCGTTCCTGTAGGCCAAGCCCAGGCTGGAGATTTGGTTTTCTTTCAATTTGATGCTGATGCTGAACCCGATCATGTTGGTATTGTAAAGTGGCATAACACCACTCTTAAATACCTACAGGTTTATGAAGGCAACACATCAAGCGGTAAAAGCGGCAGCCAATCAAATGGCGACGGTTTTTATCTGAAAAGGCGTGACTATAAAACAATCATGGCGGTAGCCCGCCCCAAGGAGCAGAAATGAACACAAAGTTAAAAGCAGCAATTGAATCGTACGCTCGATCCTTCATAGTGGCCGCTATTGCCGTTTATAGCGCAGGCGAAACAGATATTAAAGCCATCGCTATTGCTGGATTAGCCGCTATTGCTGGCCCTGCAATTAGAGCATTTAATCCAAAAGACCCTGCATTTGGTTTTATTGCAGATGCGGTTGATGTTGAAATTAAAGCCCTCGCAAAGAAATCAAAGAAAACTAAGAGTTAATTGCGACCGAGAAACGCCCGATCCCTTTCCATCGGGCGCTTTCTCTTTTCAGACTCTTGAGGTATCCTTGAGGGTAAGGAGGCAAATTTATGGCGCTTGAAAATGCAATCAATTCAATCCTGTCAAAACGAACATCTAATAAATCTAATCTTTACTGTGCTTATCAAGTCATGTATAACAAATTAAGTAAAGAAGATCAAAAGACTCTAGACAACGCATGGGCTAAAAACTTTCCCATCAATTTAATAGTGCAAGCATTACGGGCCGACGGTCAAAAGTGCAGCGCTGACACCATTCGAACTCATAGAGACGGCACTTGTAAGTGTCCGACAGAATAGAGGCGCTCTTGAAAGAGCGAGGGCAAATGTATGGCAATGCTGCTGAAAATTTTACGGCTATTGGTAGAGGCTGGGGAGCCATTTTAAACATTGATGACATTCCTGCTTATCAAGTTGCTCTAATGATGGATTTTCTAAAAACCATTCGTTGTTCTGTAAATCCAACACATGCAGATTCTTGGACAGATAAAAATGGTTACACGGAACTAGGCAAAAGGATTGCTTTAGATGAGTCTTGAGGAGCAATTTGCGGAGATGCCCGAGGGCATTGAGTCTAAAGATGTCAAAGAATTACGCCAGGCTTTGCTTCGAATTCAAAAACAATTAAAAAAGGCAAAAGAAAGAACAGAAGAACTGGTGGAGACTACTCAACAGGCTGCTTTTGATGCCATGTTGACCTACGGTCCAATTAAAAATGTGGCTGCTCCTGAAATTGATAAACGCAAAAGCAAAACAGAAGTGGCACTTTGGCACATGACGGATTGGCAAGGTGCAAAGAGAACAACAAGTTACAACAGTGAAATCATGCGCAAAAGAGTGCTGGAATTTGCGCAAAAAGCGGTGCGAATAACAGACATTCAAAGAGCCGATCACCCAGTTAAAGATTGCACAATAATGTTTGGCGGCGACATGGTTGAAGGTTTGTTTAACTTTCCAACCCAGGCATTCGAGGTTGATGCCACCTTATTTGAACAATATGTAAATGTTTCCAGGCTTTGCGTTGATGTAGTGCGTTTTGCTTTGGAAAACTATGAAAAGGTTACCGTTGTAGCAGAGTGGGGTAATCATGGTCGCATCGGAAGCAAACGAGATAATGTTCCTCGATCAGACAATTTTGACCGCATGTGTTATGAGTTGGCTCGTCAATTATTGCAGGCAGAAACAAGATTAATTTGGCAAGAATGTCCCGAAGATATTCAGCGAGTTCAAATTGGAAATTACAAGGCTCTTTTAATTCATGGTGATGAAGTTGGAAGGAATGGCTTTGCTTCTCCTGGAGCCATCGTTCAACATGCAAACAAATGGCGATCAGGTTCTTACCCTTGGGATTTTAGAGATGTTTATATTGGTCACTATCACACCCATGCAGAGTGGGCGATGGCAAACGGCCAAGGTTCTGTATATCAAACAGGATCAACGGAATCAGATAATCGATACGCAGGTGTGATGTTGGCTGCGAGCGCTACACCATCACAAAGATTGCACTTCGTAGACCCTGAAAGAGGTAGAGTAACAGCCGCTTATAAAATTTGGTTAGATTGAACTGCCACTATTCTTAAATCGTCTGTTTCTAGCCAAGTATCAGAATATCCAGCCTCGCTCATTATTCCTCATTCTCATAATCATCACCATAATCTGTTGTGATTAGACGCATATCTGTGATATCGATGTTCTTTTCTTTGGCTTGTTCTAGCGCTTCTTTAAATGCGCTCATACCTCGGCTTGTTAAATCCGTAACCATATCGGGGTATTCTGTTTCTGTTCCGAGTTCTACTTGTAGACCGCCAAGGCGGATGGATATTTGCGAATATGCCATGAGGACCCCCTTTAGGCCAAATTATGGCCCATATACGCCTGTAATGAATCCGCCACGCCAATTTGCCTGGGGTACTTCCAATTTCCAAATCCTTATGGGAGCCTAGTTTCACCAGGGCGAAAGCCCCCAAAAGAAAGGCACAAGCATGGCAGGTAGTAATTTCAACCTGGAGGATTACGAGACCGTTGAATCTCGCCTTCGCCGTCTATATGAAAAATACCCACAGGCTCGACTTCTGACAGATGTAATTTATCAGGATGAACGCCGTTTTATAGTTCGCACCGAATTATATTTGGATGCGGATGATCCACGCCCTATCGCAACTGGTCACGCTGAGGAAATTGTCGGCGCTGGCTTTGTAAATAAAACCTCTGCGCTAGAAAATTGTGAAACGAGCAGCATTGGGCGCTGCATTAGCAACTCGGTGTTATGTTTGGATGCACCAGTTGGAAAACGCCCAAGCGCAGAAGAAATGCAAAAAGTGGAAAGATACAAAACCGAACCACGCAAAGCACCAACAAAGAAAGTCACTTATTCAGCGGATCAATTAAAACTGGCTGAGGCCGCAATTGAAACCGTTGGAGTCATGACTGACAAAGAAAAACTGCGTGATCTTTGGACTGGAAGTGCTGAGATTTTAGATGCCCCAATTAACGGCACAACTTTAAAGGATGTAATTAATAAAAGAGCGGCAGAACTTTCAGCGTGAACGCCGAAGCAATAGAACTGCCTCTTACTCCGTACGCAGGAACCTCGGGCTGGTCAGGAAGCACGGCCAGCCGAGATCGGGCTACAACGGAAGATAAAGATGGAACAACCAGCGCTCGACAAAAAGAAACCTTGCGCACTATTTATGCCACTAAAGATTACGGTTTAACTTGGAAAGAGTTATCTGACTTAACTGGGTGGCACCACGGCCAAGCATCGGGAGTTCTTTCAATCCTTCATAAAGAAGGGTTAATTGAACGCTTAACCGAGAGGCGTGGTAAATGCTCCGTTTATGTTGGACTAAATTCTGTCAGTGGCAGAAAAATATCCTTAAGAAAAATTAAAACTTGTAAACATTGTGGAGGCGAACTATGAGTGACAAAAGTAAGAAGTTTGAACCGAGTGCTGGCTTTGTGGTGTCGGTTCACATGAACAAGTTGGGCATTTTGGCTGTTGCTCGGGAATTAGAAATATTTCCTGAAATGTTGGCTGAAGCCATGGATTTGGCTGGTTTTCAATTAGTTCCTGATCCTTTTAATTTAACAAGTGATGCGGGCAAAGTGATTGCTTTAGAAGAGCGTCAAAAGACCGCTGGTCTACGAGTTGTACCAAAAGCGGTACAAGAAGAGGAGAAGGCAAATGAGCCAAGTGGTGACACCCCAACAAATTGAGGCAAGACTTTATGCTTTATCAAAAGAAGTAGATGAAGCACACGAAGGTTTGGTCAATTGTGAACGGGAATTTCATCAAACAATTGCTGAATATGAAATAGCCATGGCACGAACCAGGATAAT